TCTAAACAATCTTTTAACTACATTTACAAAACAATTCGGTCAGGAATTGAAACAAAACTTATTTTCAGTCCCTGATATGCCAAATCTGACCGTTTGGATTTTATCAGGGATTTTTAAATTTTAGGAATTATGCAATTAAAAAAAGCAACAAGAAAACAGGTCAAACTAAGGCTAAACATTTCCGCGCCTTCTGGAGCAGGAAAAACTTATTCGGCTTTAAGAATGGCAAATGGTTTATGTGGTGACTGGTCAAAAGTGGCAGTTATCGACACCGAAAACGGAAGCGCAAGTCTTTACAGTGATTTAGGAGATTTTAATGTAATCGATTTACAACCGCCTTACCGACCAGAAAAATACATTGAAGCAATTAACACGTGCGTTGCTGCTGGAATGGAAGTTATTATTATTGATAGCTCAACCCATGAATGGGCATGCCTTATTGAAGAGAATGAACTGCTTGCACAATCTAAGTTTAGAGGCAATACATGGAGCGCATGGTCAAACACAACGCCACGACACGACAAATTTATTAATGCAGTTTTACATTGTCCTTTGCACGTAATCACTTGCACCCGCTCCAAAATGGAAACTGTAATGGGCGACGATAAAAAAGTAAAGAAAGTGGGTATGAAAGACGTTCAAAGAGAAGGTTGGGAATACGAACTCACAATTTCGTTAAATATTGATCGTGATACTCATTTAGCTATTCCATCAAAAGACCGTACAAATTTATTCGAGGGTAAAAATCCATTTTTAATTACAGAAGAGACCGGTAAAGAAATTGCCAACTGGTGTAATTCTGGAGAAAGCGAAATTAAAGTGGCTTGTAATGAAATGGAAATAGTTGCAGACATTGAAGAGTTGAAAGTTATTTGGAGTAAATATAAAGGCTTACAAACTAATCCAGAATTTGTAAAAGCAAAGGATAAAAGAAAAGAGGAATTAACAATTAAAAATGAATAAATGGAAACTAAAATAATTAATGCCGAATTTGAAGGTATAGATCATAAAGACTATCCTGACTATTGTGACGCTTTTTGTGTTTACGCTGAATTTGAAGACGGCACACCATTAAGCGAAGATGCTTTGGACGAATTAAACGACTCAGATTTAAGATATGAATTATTAATTAAAACACTGCACTAATGAGCAAAGAAGTTTTTATAAAAATGAGAGAAGAGGAATACGACGAAATTCCAAACGAAATCAAAGAACGTTTTTTTAATTCAAAGAACGTAACTAAAGAAGTGAATGATTGGGAAATAAATATGAAAGATAAAACATATTCTGACCTTTACAAAACAATGAAAGAAACAAAAAAACATCTTTCAGAGCGTGAATATCAATTAAGAGAAGAAAGAAGAAAAATTTTAAAACAACAATAATTATGGAAACACTAGTATCACACTTAATCGAAACAAAAAAAGACGGTTCTAAAATTGTTAGAAACTTCTTCTTTAATGAGGATAAAACTAATTATCTTGTAAAAGCTCAAAGCTATTTTACAAAAGATGAGAAAAAACAAGCTAAATTAAATCATAAAAATTAAAATTAAATGGAAATCACAGGAAGAATTAAATTTATCGATACTACAAAAGAAGTAGGATCGAACAACTTCAAAAAACGTGACGTAGTAGTTACAACAGACGAACAATACCCACAACACATTTTGGTTCAATTCGTAAAAGATAAATGCGAGTTGTTGGACAAATACGTGGTTGGCCAAGACGTAACAATTGGCATAAATTTAAGGGGTAACGAGTGGGTAAATCCAAATGGTGAAACCGTTTATTTCAATACGATCCAAGGCTGGAATATTAAATAAAAATAAATAGCACGCGATTAGTTTTGCGTGCTATTTTTTTGTATATTTGCTTATCTTATTGGTGGAGCACTAAGATACTGAAAGAAATTTTTAAAAAGCCTTACGATGCGGAACTCCACTTCCAATTCGTAGGGCATTTTTATTTTATGAAAAAAACACTTTACCCACATCAAAAAGAATTTCTTGACGAAATACTTTTAAAAATTAAAGAGGTAGATTCTATTTGTTGCCAATTAAGTACAGGCGGCGGTAAGACGGTTGTATTTACAGAACTGGTTAAAATTTTAGATTCAAAAACATTAATTTTAGTTGACAGTATTGATCTTGTAAATCAAACTTTTGATACTTTTAAAAAACAAGGCTTAGACGTTGGTTGTATTTTGGCAGGAAACACAAAAATACCAGAAAATAAAGTAATTGTTGCAATGGTAAAAAGTCTTTGGAATAGACGTAAAAAAATGCCAGTATTTGAAGTTTGTATAATCGACGAATGTCATTTATGGGAGGCAAACAAGTTGTTTGAGTTTTTACCAAACTGCAAACGAATTGGATTTACGGCAACTCCGGTGAGATTGAAACGAAATAAGATCGATGACGAATATAGCGAAGTTGAAACGATGTCTCAATGGTACGATGAAATTGTATGCGGAAAGCCTATAAGCTGGCTAATGGAGCACGGCTATTTAATACCAGAAAAAAACGAATACATTGACTTTGATAGTTCAGGATTAAAAATAGATGCAAGCGGTGAATTTACAGCATCGAGTTTAAAAGAAGTATTTCAAAGTGAAGCTTATAAAAATGCACTTCGCAAAACATTTGATAAATTATGCGACGGGAAAAAAACTATGCTATTTACATCATCAACAGAAACTAACGCGATTTATGCGGAACTTTTTAAAGATAAAAATGTAAAGACTTATGATTCCGTAAATAATAATCCAAATGAGCGTGATGATATTGTAGAATGGTTTAGAACCACACCGGATGCCGTTTTAATTAACACTTCTTGTTTTACAAAGGGTTTTGATGTTTGCGATGTTGAAGTTATTTTAATGGCACGTGCCACAAAAAGCCTTTCTTTATGGATTCAGATTGCAGGACGTGGAGCTCGTAAAACTAGTAAAATAGAAAAGCCTTACTTTCTTTTAATCGATGGGGGAAACAATAATGAAGAGCACGGAATATTTAGTTTTGATCGAGATTGGAAAAAGATATTTTTTGATAAACAAAGAAAATCATATTTAAAAGACATTTACGAATGTGAGGAATGCGGTTTTAATTTTGAGAAAAAGGACAAAATTTGTCCAAATTGCGGGTGTGAAATTCCAGAAAAAGAACCACCTGAAGAACAGGAACAAAAGGAGTTTGTGATTAAAGGACAAAAAAATAAAATATTACCTCCTACTTTAGATTTAGAGTTTCATATTATTAAGGGTCATTCTAAATTTGAAACATTAAAGATTTTAAGAATGAAGTGGATTACTTTTTTATGTAAATTAGACCTCCCATTTAACGACTTCATTTGGCACGAAAATAAAGGTAATTTCCAAATTAGATTTAATAAATTTTTAAGACCATTGTTTTTTAAAATATTAGGTTCAATTTTGAAAGATGGAAAACACACAAAATACAATACCGTTTGCGAAAAAATATTAATCGATACTAAAAAGAAAAAATATGAAATTTAGCTTTTACCAAAATATAAAAGACCTCAACAAAACTGATATTGATTTAGAAAATTATATTGATATTGTTAAAAATGGAAAGTATCAGGATTTAGTTTTAACAGCTAGGTCGGTTAAAAAAGACGTTCAAAAATACAAGGAACTCAAAAATCAAATGCCAGTTATTACCGGTTCAGCAGTTATGAACCAAGGCAGCAAAAATGCTTCAAACATTTTAGAGTTGAATGGTTTAATTGTAATTGACATAGATGACGATGTTGATTTACAACTGTTAAATAAAATTAATGAGGATAAATACACTTTTGTTTCGCACCGTTCGTTTGGAGGCGACGGGCTTTGTGTATTTATAAAAATTAATCCAAATAAGTTTTTGGAATCTTTTAACGAAATTGGACAATATTACTGGGACACGTTCAATATTATGATTGATCAATCTTGCAAAAATAAAAACCGTTTGCGATTTTTATCTTATGACCCGTATATTTTCCAAAATGAAAAAGCGGTTAAATTTATTGCAAAAACAAAAGAAAAAAAGATAGTTAAAAAAGATTTTATTTTTGTTCAAGATGATTTTAGCCAAATTATAGATAAATTAAAAGGCATTGATCTTTGTCAAGATGATTATAAAAGATATTGTGATATTGGTTTTGCTATCGGTTCAAAGTTTGGTGATTCTGGATTGAATTACTTTAAGGCAATTTGTCAAAATGGTTCAAAATATGTAGAAAAAGATATTGAAAAACATTATAAAAACTTTTGCAAAGGTGGAAATATTACAATAGGTACATTTTATCATTACGTAAAAAGCGAAGGAATTGAAGTTTATTCTGAACTTACAAAGAAAACTATTGCCACGGTGGCGATGCAAAAAACACAAGGCACACCAACGATTGAAAGCGTAAAAAAACATATTACCGAAGTTTTAAAATTAGAAGTTCCGGGGGATGAATTAATTTTAGATGTTATTAATTCAAAGATTGATTTACAAGTTGAGAGTGAAGAAACCGAAGTTAATCAACTTAAAAACTTTATTCATGAAAATTACAACCCATACCGAGATTCAATCACTAATGAAATTTTTATAAATGATAAAATATTAGACGATATAAAATTAAATTCAATTTACTTTTCTGCTAAAAACTGCCTTGATTTTAACGTGAATAAATCGGACGTTCGAGATATGATAAACAGCGAAGCAACCCAAGTTATCAATCCTTTAAATGAATTTTTCAGTAATAAAGAATTTGAAACTGGAAACATCGAAAAATATGCGGATTGCATTTATCCAAATTCAGACTATAATCGCTGGGCTTTTAAAAAGTGGCTTATTGGATCAGTTCATAATTGGATTAGTCCACATCACGAAACAAAAGTAAGCCCTTTGACATTAGTTTTATGCGGTCAAAAACAAGGTACTGGAAAAACTTCTTTTTTTAGAAACCTATTACCAAAAGATTTAAGAAAATATTTAATTGAACACAGGATCGATGCAAAAGACAAAGACAGTATTTACAATCTTGTAAAAGGGCTTTTAGTATTAGACGATGAATTTGGAGGCTTAGCCACAAAAGACGTGAAAGACTTTAAAAAAATAGCCGATGCAAACCAAATTGATATACGTTTGCCTTATTCTGCTTTTTATTCAAAAATGAAACGTAAGGCCTCTTTATGTGGAACAAGTAATGAGCGTGATGTTTTAAAAGACGTTACCGGAAATAGGCGAATTTTACCTATTAATGTTGAAAGTATCGATTATGACAGAATGATAAAAATTAATACAGACGATTTATGGCGTGAAGTTTTTGATTTATACCGAAAAGATTTTGATTGGAAAATTTATAGCAGTGAAGATATTGATTATTTGAAAATTAATACATCGTTTAATCTTGAAGTTATGCCAGTAGAAGAAATATTTTTCGACACTTATTCTTTAGAAGAAAACGGAAAGCACACCGAAGAAGTAATTTTAAATCAAGGTCAAATTTTACACAAGCTAAATGCGGTAATGTCTTTTAATATTTCAAAATATGATATTAAGGATATACTTACAAAAAACAAAATAATTTATAAATCTTATAAAAGAAATGGAAAAGTAGTTTTTGGTTTAAAATTATTCTGCGAACCTGTATTTAATCAAAATGTAAGTAATGAGCCACCTTTTTAGGTTAAAAGGTAATAAGGTAAGAAAAAGGTAATAAAAAAACATTACCTCCTAAGCCCAATGACAATAAGACTTAAGCCCAAAGGTAATAAGGTAATGTAAATTTATTATAAACTTCTACAAATAATTTCATTTTACATATATTACGCATATTATGAATTTTTATATTTTTTCTAAACTCTTTTAAAATAAAAATATTACCCCTAAAAACATTACCTATGACAGAATCACAATTACAACAAAAAATGATAATTTGGTTTAAAAATGAATACCAAATTAAAGGCAAAGGTTTAATTTTTGCAGTTCCAAACGGTGGATCTAGAAATATTCTAGAGGCTAAAAATTTAAAACTTACCGGGCAAATGGCAGGGGTTTCAGATTTGATAGTTTTACTAAATAAGAAATGTATTTTTATTGAAGTAAAAGTTGAAAAAGGAATCCAAAGCGAAGTACAAATAAAATTCCAAAACAACGTACAATTATTAGGATTTGAATATTATTTAGTTAGAAGCTTGGAACAATTTAAAGAAATTATATTATGACACCAAAACAAAAATTAAGATCCATAGAAAAGAAAATGGAAAGATTAGAAAACCAAAATCCAGAAATTGATTTAGAAAGAGTGTCCAAATATTTTGGAGATATTGAAAAGTATTATAAATTAAGTAGTGAACACTTCTTTTTAAAATTTGAATTAGAACATTGTAACACTTGTGGTAAGAAATTATGAAAAATACTAACTGCAAACATTGCTACTTAAAATGCAAAGTAAAAGGTAAAACAGAATGCAACCAATACCAATCAATCGCCAACCGCCCAGAACAATTAAAAATCGAAATTAAAGAAGCATTTAAAATTGGTGATTATGAGAAAGGGAAGGAATTGCAGGGGGAGTTGTTTAAATTTAATAATGGATAAATTATGAAAATAGAAACACGAACACTTATAGAAGTAAGTAATATTGAACACGAATGGGCGGTTAATTTAGAAAGATGTAATCCAGAAATGCATCCAGTAAAAATGAATTTTGTTCTGGTTATAAACGAAATTAGCGACTATGTAATTTTTATAGATAATATGCTAACTGATAGAAAGCCGGAAAAAACAATAAATTTTATATCAGATGATTATATTGAAGTTGGTTTCTGGAAAATTAAAGTTAAATTGAATCATTATAAATAGTCCTAAACGGTCTTTTATATTAATATTAATTGTATCTTTGAAGAAAAATATAAATTATGGAAGCAAAAGAAAAAGCAAGGGAATTAAGAGATAAAATGTGGTTAAAAATACCAGCGGTTTACGACCCTACTGGATTGCCGCATTACCCAATAGCAAAAGAAATGGCATTAATTGCGATTGATGAAGTTTTAGAAAATGTAAATTATTTTATAAATCATTTAGAATTAGATGGTTTACCAAATAACTTTGGAGACGAAATAGAATATTGGCAATTAGTAAAAGAAGAAATAAATAAACTATGACCACAAACCAAACCCTACTCCAGACCCTAATCCAAAAATCAAAGCTTACAAATAAACAATACGCTATAAAACATAATCTACTACAAAGAACATTAGATCGTTGGTTAAACGGCACTAGAATTGTATCGTTACAGCGTTTGGAAGTATTGGCTAAAGATGATGGATTAATTATAAAAATAGAAGTGATATGAAACTAACAAAAAAATTTATTAAAGAAAATGCGGAAATGACTTTAAAAGAAGTATTTCCAGAGGTGTTTGAAACTATGTTGGAAGTTGGGAAGTGGTATAAAGTAAATACAGTACATGATTATTTACTTATGTTTTCAGGGAATAAACAAGAAATGTCATTAGGTTTTGCAAATGGAGAGTGGGGAAATTGGAGCTTTAGTAAAAAAGCAAATCAATTAAATTGTATACCCGCCACACCACAAGAAATTAAAGACGCTTTAGAAAAAGAAGCGGTTAGGAGGGGGTTTGATAAATGTCAATATTATTCAATTACGAATGGAGACAGTATTATATTACGAGAAGAATTTTTTATAATTGGTTTTGACGATTGTTTAAATAAGCTGCTTTTAAATAATTGGTGCATTTTTAAAGATGGGATTTGGTCAAGTCCTATTTTAACAATCACAAAACAAGAAGCTGAGGAACGTTTAGGAATGAAAATTATTTAATTATGAAGTTTACAAAGAAACAAAAATTAGAATTAGAATCATTGCACGATAAAATTAGAAGCGTTATAATTGAAAATTCCATCATAACCAAAGAACAAGACTGGGACTTAAAAAGTATTCAAATAAGAGGTACGTATGACGCTTTTAGAATATTAAATATAATTCACGATAAATTCAGTTAAATATGAAAACCTACATAACTACCCTACAAGCCATCGACAACACAGATGGCTTGTTAAAACAATTCATTGGACAGAATATTATGGCTAATAATATTGATGAAGCAGTATTTATTTGCAACACATTATTACCATATTTAACCATATTTGGAGAAAAAATATGTGAATACGACGAAAATATGAATGAAGTTGATGTTAGTTTGAATTAATTTTGTACTTTCGTTAAATGATTAAGCAACTTGCATTAAAAGATACTTTTTGGAGAAAGACAGCTTTGATAATATGCAAGGATAAAATGTTATCAGATGATTTAGTTAACGACATGTATTTAAAATTATTTGATTGTCAAAAAGAAATTAATGATTTTTATGTAATTAGAACAATACGAAATCTTTTTCTGGACCACATTAAAAAAAATAATACCGTTTCAATTGATAGTTTTTATAATTTAGCAGAAAATAATAATACGTTTGAAGCAGATGATTACGAAAATTATATTATTCAAGAGTGCGAAAAACTATCTTATTTGCAAAATGGATTGTTAAAAGAGAGTTATGATTTATCAGTTAGACAAATTTCAGAAAAGTATCAACATATTAATTATGGCTTAATACATCGGGAACTTGACAAGGCAAGAAAAACAATATTAGGAAACGACATTGATTTATATAAAAACAAACGTTTAAAAAATGGGAAGAAAAAAAAGTAAAGGATTAGGTGACACAATTGAAAAGATAATTCACGCAACCGGATTACAAATATTTGTAGAAGGAAAAGATTGTGGATGTGAAAAGCGAAAAGAAAAGCTTAACGAGTTGTTTCCTTATCGATTTAAAGCGCGATGTTTGACAGAAGATGAATTTATAAGCTGGAAAGAATTTAAAGCAGTACGAACGCTTACAATAAGCCGTGAACAAGTAAATTATATTTGTGAGTTGTATGCTAGTGTATTTAATAGGCAGTTATGGTTTCCTTGTGCAAGTTGTAGTCCGAAACCATTAATTAGTATGATTGATAAATTAGATAAAGTTTATGAAAGTTATGAATAATCAATACTAAAATCAATGGCTGGTAAAGGAGGAAAACGAGAAGGAGCAGGAGCAAAAAGAAAAGCAGATACTGAAAAAGCTAATGAGGTTTTTTTGTCTATGATTAAATCAGTTCACAATGTTGAAACAGACGACGAGGCAAAACAAGAGCTTGCAAAAACATTGTATTCATTTGAAAGAGGGCAAATGTTTATAGCCGAACACATTTTTGGAAAACCTAAAGAAACAATTGAACAAAATGTTAATCTAAATGATTTTAGTTTAAAAGACGTTGTAAGTTTTGATAAATCTAAATAAAAAATACGAGCCATTATTTAAAAATGATACTCGTTTTTTTGTATTGACAGGCGGGCGTGGTTCCGCAAAGTCATTCGGGGTTGGTACATTTGCCAACCTTTTGTCGTTTGAAGTAGGTCATCGTATTTTATTCACGCGTCAAACTATGACAAGTGCTCACCTTTCAATTATTCCAGAGTTTCAAGAAAAGATTGATTTAATGGAATTGAATAATTTTTTTTCAATTAATAAGTACGAAATAATCAACAAACAATCCGGCAGCGAAATAATTTTTAAAGGAATTAAGACAAGTTCAGGCGATCAAACCGCAAACTTAAAATCTTTACAAGGTGTCACAACTTGGATATTAGACGAAGCAGAGGAGCTAATAGACGAGGTTACATTTGATAAAATCAATCTTTCAATAAGACAGAAAGGAAAGCAAAACAGAGTTATACTTATCCTTAATCCTGCTACTAAAGAGCATTGGATTTATAAAAGATTCTTTGAAAACGAAGGTGTGCAAGAAGGTTTTAACGGTATAAAAGGGAACACTACATACATTCACACAACATATTTAGATAACATTGATAATTTAGATCAAAGTTTTATTGATGAGATTGAGCAAATAAAATTAAACAATCCTAAAAAATATCAACACGTTATTTTAGGTGGATGGTTAGACAAAGCAGAAGGGGTTGTTTTTACCAATTGGAAGTTTGGAGCTTTCAATCCTGATAATTTACAGACTTCTTTTGGTCAGGATTACGGCTTTAGCATTGACCCCACAACACTTGTAGAGGTTGCAATTGACAGAAAACAAAAGAAAATATATCTAAAAGAACATCTTTATAAACCAAAGTTAACAACATCCGAAATTGCACACATAAATAAATCGGTTTGTGGTAATAGGTTAATAGTTGCGGATAGTGCAGAGCCTCGTTTAATTGATGAGCTACAAAAATTAGGATGTAGAATTGTGCCCGCAATAAAAGGTCCAGGCTCTATTAGTGCTGGAATAGCAATAATGCAAGATTATGAATTAATTGTAGAAGGCGAAAATATAGGAAAAGAATTGAACAATTATGTTTATACGGATAAAGGCAGTAAGTTATTTATTGATGCGTGGAATCATATTGTAGATCCAGCACGCTACAATATTACCTATCATCTTACAGGAGGATTTGTTCATGACATTCGATAATAACAATAATCAAAATTAATAGTTTAATAGTATGCGAATCACATTACCAGAATCAATAGCAGATATTACTTTACATCAATTCCAATTGTACAACGAACTATTGGAAAGGACCGATCTTAACGAATATAATTTCAATAAAAGAAAGATTCAAATATTTACAGGATTAGAACGCAATAGAATCGAATTGATAAGCTCAATTGATTATAAAGAAATCACTGAACAGATTGACAAAGCATTAAATCAAACGGTTGAATTTAAACCTACATTTTTTATTAAGGACGTGGAGTTTGGTTTCATTCCGAACTTAGACAAAATGACACAAGGCGAGTTTATAGATGTTTCAAATTACGGAACAGACGTAAAAGAAATGCACAAACTTATTGCTGTATTATTTAGACCAATTAAAAATAAAGATAGTTTAGATAATTATGAAATCATAAGTTATCAGGGCACGAAACAATATTCCGACATAATGAAGCATACGCCTTTGTCAATTGTAAATGGCGCACTGGTTTTTTTTTCGAGTTTAGCCAACGAGTTAGTGAGTTATACAGCGAAATATATGGAGGCGGAACAAGTGAAGGGAAAAGTGCCAGCGAATACTTTGAAAAGTGGGGTTGGTATGCTACAATTGAAGAACTGGCTAAAGGTAAAATTTGGAAAATAGATTCTATATTAAAAATGAATGTTCACGAAGTACATTTATTTCTTTGCCATAAAATTGATAAGCAGAAATTGAAGCATAAGATAATGACTAAATCAAATAACAGTATTGAATTATGATACCAAAAGAAAAAGCGCAAGAATTAGTAAATAGTTTTTTATATTTACAAGATGATAATTTCGGGATAGATTATGCAAAATTATGCTCTATTAATTGCGTTAACGAAATAATAGAAGAATCTTCTAATTATTTAAATACTGGCAAGTGGATGTTACCAAGTGATAGACAATGTCAATCTTATGAAGATAGGGTTGATTTTTGGAATGAAGTAAAAATTGAATTAGAAAAACTATGAACCAACTAACAACACTATATTATTATCTTAAAGGATTGGCCGAATCAGATGACTTGGTAAATTCTGTTATGAAAACAGTGGACATTGATTTAAAAAAAGAAGTTATGTTCCCGTTGGTAAATATCAATATTATTTCTGGCGCATTCACCAACGGTCAAACGGTTCAGTTTAATATCGAGCTGGCTTGTTTTAATCAACGCGATATTAACAAAGAAATAAATGTAGATGACTTTTGGGGTCAAGATAATGAAGTAGACAACCATAATCTTTGTGTCGGAGTTCTTAATCGTATGTGGTTAAAAATGTATACTGATTTTGAAGATAACAATATAACATCTAGTGAAAATCCTACGTTTGAATTAGGAAGTTTTGAAGGTGCAAAATTAGTTGATGGTGCTAGATTAACTTTTGTTGTCGAAGTGCCAAATACTGAATTATCATTATGTCAGTAGTTGAAGAATTAAACAAATTTGGAGCTTATGTACAACAACAAGCCAAAAGTAATCTTTCAAAAAGAAAAAAGAAAGACACTTCTAAACTTTACAATGGGATTAATTATAAAACAACTGAAACAAAAGATGGGGCGGTTTTAGCATTCGACTTTAAAGATGCAAACGATTATTGGGAGTTTGTGGATAAAGGAGTAAAAGGAGTTTCGAGTAGCGCAAAAGCTCCAATGAGTCCGTTTAAATTCGGAACAGGAACAGGTAAAAAAGGCGGTTTGACAAACGGAATCAATGGTTGGGTTTCGCGAAAAAGGATTCAATTTAAAGATAGGAGGTCAGGACAATTTTATTCCTATAAACAAACCGCTTTTATTATAATGCGTTCTATTTGGAATAAAGGAATTGAAACTACCAACTTTTTTACCAAGCCATTTGAGGCTGCGTTTAAAAGATTGCCAGACGATGTTTATGCGGCTTATGGATTGGAAGTTGAGAAACAAATTAAAATAGCTTTGAAATTATAACAGAGTAAGTAATATACACACACAAAATTATGTTTGCACTTAGGACAATTATTGAAAAACGCCAATACAATAAAGCGTTGGGTCATGAATATCAAATAATCGAAAGAGATGTTGAATACGAAGACTTTTGCGATTTTTTTAAAGAAACATTTGGTTATAACCATGTGGCTGACTTGGATGGCAATTCAGATAACTACACAAAAAATTGCTATGCCTTTGTAATTACACAAGATTTTAAACCTGTTCCACTTTATAAATTACAAAAAAATTATATAATGACCGAAAGCGGAAAAACTTTTTCAAACCTTACTTACAAATGATTAAATCATTATCACCATATTACATAAATGTTTCGTTTAGAAGTCCTTTGACTTTGGAAATTTGCTCAGCATATACTTTGCAAATTTTTGTTTGGGATGGTTTGAAAAATAACCCCCCATCAACACCGAGTTATTCAGTAACAAAACAAAATCCTTCAACATCATCAGGAATAGATAAAATAAATATAGCTCGTTTAGTAAATGATTATATTGATTTTACAGCACAACCTATTATAGGAACAGGAATGTATGACGGTAATAATCAAAGATGGTGCAAAACTCAATTGATTTATACAACTACAAATGAATTAGACTTAAATTTAATTCAATTGCCAAGCACTGTTTTAATGGTGCAAGGATATGGTTACGGATTGGATGGTGAAAATTCACAAGTACCAACAAATAAAATATTACTTTCTGGAAATGAATTTAAAGTTAGTAGAAACGGTTTTTTTGTTTTACCTATTTTAATTGACGAGCAGGAAGACGTTAATGAAATAGTATTAACCGATGTAGTTGTAATAAGTGAAAGTACATTTTCTTATTCGTTTACTTCTACTTTTGCATTTACTCAACTGTATAGCGAAGTAAGGCCATACGGAGGTGATACTTGGTCAGTTCCTTTATTATTTACTGGAATAGATTCTCCACAAACTAGAGTAGTTTCTTTAGGCGGTTTTGAAACCAGAATATTTGCTTATAATGAAAGTACAGGAAATAATATTTATTCAAACACATTCACTTACTTATGATAACTATTAAATCCTATCCAAATTTAGAAATAGATCTTTCGTTTACTGAACCAATAACAAGATTGAGTTCAGAAATGGTACAAAATATTTGTGTTGATTTATCGGATGCTCCAAATGAGGAATACATAGAGATAGTTTACAATGGAGTAACTACTACTTTATTGATAACAGACGAATGTAGATACACACCTATTGATATATTTTTCCAAAATAAAGAGGGCGCGATGCAAACGCTAACTTTTTTCAAGGCGAAAACTGAATCGATGTCAGTCACTAGCGAATCATTTGAAAGCGATAGAGGCCAACCGATTGAAGGAAATCATCAAATGACAACTTACAACGTTCAAGCTAATTCTAAGTTTAAAATGAATAGTGGCTTTGTTGATGAGGCAATGAACGAAACGTTTAAGCAATTGTTTTTAAGTGAAAGAGTTTGGCATTTTAATGGTACAAATTATATTCCTTTGAAATTAGGTTCTAAAAATTTGGAATATAAAACACGAATGAAGGACCGTTTAATTAATTACGAAATCGAGTTTGAATATGCTTTTAATGAAATAAATAATATATAAATGGTTGCAAAAATTTATATCGGAAATGATAGATTGGATTTATTCAAAGACGAAAGCATTGAATTAAGCTCAAGTGTTGCAAACATAAATGATATTACTAAAAATACAACTGACTATTCTAAAAGCTTTACGGTTCCGGCAACGCATAATAATAATAAAATATTCAAACATTATTATGATGCAAATATAGATAATGCTTTTGATGCTCGCATAAAACACAATGGGAGAATTGAATTAGATGGGTTGCCGTTTAAGTTTGGTAAATGGAAATTGGATAAAGTTTCTATTAAGCAAGGTAAACCGTATGCATATACCATTAACTTCTTTGGAAATCTTGTATCATTAAAAGACAAGTTAAAAAACTACGAATTAAAAGACCTTAATTTAACAGCTTATAATCACACATATAATTCTACAAATGTTAAAACAGGTTTAACTTCTTCGTTATTTGGAGGCGCAATAGTTTATAATTTATTTTCTAAAAAACAATTATATTATAGATCTGGAAGTGAAAATATAAATACCGATACCTTAGCTAATATTGCTTTTACAGGCGGTGCAAATACGGGGGTTAATTGGGATTTATTAAGACCGTCAATCCAATTATTAAAAGTTATCGAAGCAATTGAAAATGATTTCAATATAACCTTTACACGTGATTTTTTTGGAACAACTGAATTTCAAAACTTATATTTATGGGTAAATAATTCCGATAACTTAATTAACAGTAATCAGGTTAGAATTAATTTTACAAATATTGGATCTATTGGTAGTAATGCCGGTACCATTGATTTAGTTGAAGATACATTTACACCTGGAGGCAAAAGAATTTATTCTTTAATTGAAATTACACCGAGCGCAGGTTATGAAAATGTACCTTACAAAGTACAAAAATATGATTCAGGCACTCCATCAGGTTATTTTTCAAATGTAACAGGTACGCAAAGTTTATTTTTTCCAGTTGAGAGAAGTTCAGGAATAAATTATAGTTGGTATGTTACGGCAAATGAAGATTTTAAATTTACTTCTAAATTAACTATTGAATTTTATTATGAGTCTTATAATGGAGTTGCATCATTTCCAGAACAAACCGTGTCTGGTCAATTTAACTTATCCTTAAACTTTCCTAAATTAAAATTGATTGATTTTTTAAATGGATTGTTTAAAATGTTTAAATTGATTGTCATAGCAGACGAATATGATAACATTTACATCGATACGTTTAATAATTATTATGCGTCAGGTGTAGTTTATAATATTTCTAGATATGTTAAAACTGATTCTTTAGACGTTTCACGAGGCAATTTATTAAATGAAATTAAGTTTAATTTCAAAGAGCCTAAGACATTATTAAATAGTCAGTTCAAGATTAATACAGGTTTAAGTTATGGTGACGAAGAAACATTATTAACTGACGACGGTACGCCAAGCGGGACACCGTTAGAAGGGGAAAGTTTAACGTTAGAAGTACCCTTCGAGCAAGTTATTTACGAAAGATTAGTTGATTTAAATGATAGCGCGAAAACTAATATCATGTATGCTGGTATTTTTAATGATAAAATTGAGCCGGTAAGTCCTGACGTACATATATTTTATAACATAAACTATCCAATAGGCACAAAAACAATAGGATATATAAACGATATTTCAGTAAAAGAGGAATTAAACGGTAATATAAATACGCCTTCGCACTCAATTGACTTTGTTTTACCTAGTTATAATCTTGTTTTTGGCATTGAGAATAACGAATGGAACAACGAGGCAAGCGAAAACACGCTATATTCTAATTATTATAAGCAATATATAGAATCTATTTTTAATATTAAAAGACGTTCATTTGCTTTTAAAGCTATTTTGCCGTTAAGAATATTATTGAAGTTAAAGTTAAATGATATTTTAGAAATAAAAAACAACTATTATCGTATTGATAATTATAATTTGAATTTATTAAGCCGTGAAATTTCATTAAATTTAATTAATTCGTTTGATACAGTAATAAATGGTTTCACATCCTCACTATCTGAACTATACGCAGATTATCGCGCACAAGTTCAAACAGTGTCAGTAACAAATATGGGTAATCCTAGTTTTAATGATTATGGGGCAACTTGGTTAAATATAACTTACGAAGGTAATAATGTATATTATACGTTTACTGAAAATACTGGAGCAACACGAACCACAAATACAACTATTACCAATTTAGACACATTACAAACAATAGAAATTTTTGTAACACAAACAGCTTAAAATATGATAGCAGAAATTATAAAATTATTACAGTCAAATCCATTTTATGGGGCGGGTAAATTTACCGAGATTGCAAAGGGACAAAATGAAATTGCTTCAAATTGGATTGTATTTAAAATAAAAATAAAAAGAGTATGGCAATCGAGAAAATAATTAATGTAGTAGTTAAAGAAGTTGGATTGTCCAAGGTTCAGAAAGACGTAAACAAGTTGGACGCTTCTTTGGAAAATTTAAGCGATACGCAAAAAGAATTAAGCAGTAGTACACAAGGATTGTCTAATTCAGTCCTTGAAAATGGCGGCGCAATGGGACTGCTTAACGATGCAACGGGGGGGATGGCTATGACTGTAAAGGACGCAGTTGAAGCGAGTGTGTTATTCGCCAAAGGCAGCAAGGTAGCAACAGCAGCAACAGCGTTACAAACTTGGGTAACAAACGGGGCAAATGTAGCCACTAAAGCATTTAGAGCAACGTTGATCAGCACAGGAATTGGGGCGGTCGTAGTTTTAATTACGGCTTTGGTTGTCGCTATGTCAAATATGGAAAGTTCAGCGGAAAAAGCCGAACGAGCGCAAAAGTTATTGAACGATGAAATTGAAAGAAGTAATAGTATTTTAAGCGAGGAATTATCTAGTATTGACTACGTAACAAAAGCACAAATATTAAGAGCCGAAACGCAGGGTAAAAGTGCAAAAGAAATACAAGCTATAGAAAGAGATGCTAGTAAAGACAGGCTTAAGTTATTAAAAGAAGAAGAAGAAAGGCTATTAAAAGCACGTGATAACCAAAATAAAACACCCGAGCAAGCTAAAGCGATTAATGATGCTTTAATAAAAAATACGGCTGCATTTAACAAAGAAATACAAAGCCAAGAATTGACAAGATTAGGGCAGGAAAAAGATATTGCAAATAAAAAAAGAGATGACGAAAGTAAAGCAATTGAAAATGGAAAAGCAGCTCGCGAAAAGTCAAAAGAAGCAAGGATAAAAGCAGATGAAGCCGATGCAAAAGCACTTGAAGAAAAAATAAAATCAGATGCTCAAAAAGCTTTTGAACTTAACGAGCAAGCCAAACAAGATTCTGCTGATATTACTTCTTATAAAAACGAAAAAGCAGAGGAGCAAGCAGAAAAAGAGGAACAGGATGGAAAAAATAAAATAGCTAGGATACAAGGCGAAAGTGATGCAGAAATAAAAATAGAAGAAGAAGCAAGCAGGCAAAAGCAAGTAATCGCAAATGCAAATTATAACATTGCTTCAAAGACTATTGACTTATTAGGACAGTTAGCGGGTAAAAATAAAGCACTACAAAAAGCAGGAATCATAGCTTCGGCGGGACTTGGAATATATAGTGTTATAAAAGATACGCAAGCAGCAAACATGGCAGCTATTGCGCCACCTCCATTGGGACTTGGGCCAATAGCGGGTATTGCGTTGCAAACTAAAAATACAATTCAAGGAGGTTTGTCTATAGCCGCTATTGCAGCAGCATCTGGAAAAGCATTAGCAGCAGTTGGGGGCGGAGGTTCAGTTCAAGGGGGCGGAGCTGGCGGCTCAACACAAAGCGCACCGAGTTTCAATTTAGTTCAAGGCACTGGAAGCAATCAAGTTGCAAGCTCAATAAATACACAACAACCTATTGAGGCGTTTGTAGTTTCTAAAAATGTTTCTACCGGACAAGAATTAGATAGGAACATTATTAAGAGTGCGTCATTGTAGTGCAATAATGAAACAATAATTTAATTAAATAGTTATATGAGTATGAAAACATACCAAGCAAAATATAATCCACTTTTAAACAAAGGAGTTTACGGAATTTCTTTAGTTGAAAATCCAGCAATGGAGGGTTTATTTATTGCGTTGTCAAAAGATGAAAAGCTACAGTTAAAAACAGTTGACGAAGAACAACGTATTTTAATGGGGCTGGTATTAGAGCCAAACAAACCTATTTATCGTAATCAAAACGGGGAGGAGTTCAATATTATTTTCAATGAGGAAACTATAAAAGATTTGTCTTATGGATTCTTTAAAAATAATTCTCATTCAAACTCAACAATTGAACACGACATCGACCAAAATATAAAAGGCGTTACGTTTACTGAAAGTTGGATAGTTGAAAACCCAACCAACGATAAAAGCAATAATTTTGGTTTTAGTTATCCAAAAGGTTCGTGGGTTGCGGTTATGAAAGTAGACAGCGACGAAGTTTGGAATGACTACGTTAAAACAGGAAAAGTGCAAGGATTTTCAATCGATGCGATGCTTTCGCTAGAAGAAGTAAATTTAAAATCAAATATAGAAATGAGTAATACAAACAGTTTATTAGAGCGTATTCTCTTAGCAATTACACCAACAAAGCAAACCGATGTTAAACTCGGGTCAATGATGCTTGCGGATGGTATTGTTAAGATTGAATTTGAAGGCGAAGAAATGAAAGTTGGTGACGCTATTTGGGTTGTTGCCAAAGAGGGTACAAAAGTACCGGTCCCAGTTGGCGAACACCCATTGGAAGATGGAACGGTTTTAATCGTAACAGTTGAGGGAGTTGTCGGAGAAATTAAGCCAGCAGAAGCGCCAGCAGAAGAAAACGCGCCAGTTGATGCAACAGCATCAGAAGGCGATGGCAAAGTTTCAAACGAGGCTAAAATTGCAAGTGAAATCGAAAGTGCAATTAAATCAATTTTGATTAAATACACATCACAGGAAAAAGAAATCGCAGACCTTAAAGAAGTTGTTGCTGAATTGTCAAAACAACCAGCAAGCAAACCAATTAACGGTACTCCGGTACAGGTTGATTTTTCAAAAATGACACCAAAAGAAAGAATTTTAAACACAATCAATAAACACAAAAATTAATTATGGCAACTACAGTAACAGTAACTTCCAACTATGCAGGCAAAGAAGCTGGCGAAATAGTTGGACAAGCATTTAAAGAAGCAGATACAATTGCAAAAGGATT